GGAATAAATTAAATAAAGATATAGAAAAACAATATGTTTCTTTTAAGTTACCAGCTGGTGGTCAGATTGGTAAAATTTCTACTGGCAAAATAAAAGTTGATACAAAATTAAAAAACTTGGTTAAAGATTCTTTGACTAAACAATCAGCTATGACAAATGCTCTTAATGAAATTTTTCAAACTAATGAAATTAAGAAAGAAGTTGTGAGAGAAGCTATGTCTGGAAAAGCTAAGTTTGCAGATAAAGAATCTACAGCAACTCACATGATGAAATTTGATGATGATGGTTCAAGCGATTTTATCGCTATAGATGAAAAATTGGTTAATAGTTATACAAGTAAAACTAAATTTAACATATCGTTCAAAACTTCTGGCACTGGTGGTCGTGCTTGGACTGCTTTAAAAGGTATTTACAAAGAAGAAAATGAAATACTTGATAATATTATAACAGAAAGTATTAGGGAAACAGATAAAGAAATTTTACAAGAAAGTGTTTTTTCTAAAGCTGTAAAAGTAGTTAAAAGTTGGATTTCAAGATTTCTTAATAAAGTGTGGAATAAAATAAAAGCATTTTTAATTAAAGGTTTAGATGTTGCTTTAGATTTACTTGGTGTAAAAATTACTGCATCTGGTGATGGATATAAATTTGGTGGATTTTAAATGATATCATTCACACAATTAACAGAAGACAAGGGTGGTAAGAACTTACACCTAGAGCATCTGGAAGATGAAATCCTTAACTATGGAGTTGATGGTGGTAGAGCTGCAATCAACTTCCTACTTTCACTAAGAGATATGCTTGCTGGTAATGCTCGGTCTTCAATTAACATGACTGTCAAGTGGGATGGTGCGCCTGCGATATTCGCTGGTATCGACCCAGAAGATGGTAAGTTTTTTGTTGCGAAGAAATCAGTATTTAATGTCAACCCTAAACTATACAAATCAAATAAAGAAATAGACGATGACCTATCAGGGACACTCAACGAAAAATTTAAAGTTGCATTAGCAGAGTTTTCAAAGCTTGGTATTAAAAATGTATTGCAGGGTGACCTTATGTTCACCAATGATGTGAACACAGATACCATTGATGGTGTTAATTACTATACTTTCCAACCTAATACTATTGTTTATGCTGCACCTGTTGATTCTGATCTTGGTAAGAGTATTAACAACGCAAAAGTTGGTATCGTTTGGCATACCACATACACAGGTAAAGTATTACAAGATATGAAAGCATCATTTGGTGCAGACATTAGAGGACTGAAAAACCTGTCTTCAGTTTGGATGGACGATGCAACTTATAAAGATGTATCAGGTAGTGCTACAATGAACTCAAAAGAAACAGCTGCGGTAACTGCTGCATTGTCTTCTACTGGTTCTACTTTCAAAAGAATTAACGCAACACAACTAAAGAAGTTTCTTAATCTACAGGAAAGTATGACAGGTGCAATCGCTGGTGCATCACTCAAGACATACAATAACAGCAAGGTTCGTGCGGGAGAGAAGATTACTAATCCCAAAGCACACGCAAAAGGATATGAAAAGTGGGTTGAGATGTCAATCCAGAAACAGATTGATAAAGCAAAGAGTGTTGCTGGTAAAGATAAATATACTAAAATACAGAAAGAATATGTACGAGAAGTAGGAAAACATACTAATAATTTGATACAAATCATTACATTTCAGAACTATTTGGTTGATGCAAAATCACAGATTGTAAATAAACTAAATAGTGTAAAGGGATTAACAAATACCTTTATTAAGACCGCAAATGGATTTAAAGTAACTAACCCAGAGGGTTATGTTGCTATTGATAGAGTCAGTGGTGGTGCTGTTAAACTAGTGGACAGAATGGAGTTCTCGTTTAACAACTTTACTGCAATTAAGAGCTGGGATAAATGAAAAATTTTAGAGATATTGTAGAGGTTCGTGGGGATATAGCTGTATTTACCTTTGGTAGATTCAATCCACCGACTACGGGCCACGAAAAACTCATAGATGCACTTGCAAAACAACAATCTAATAACGCTGGTTCTGCGATGTATGTGTATCCATCACATTCGCAAAACGCTAAGAAAGACCCATTACCTCATGCACTAAAAATTGCATATATGAGGAAAATGTTTCCAAAATATAAAGGCAATATCACAGTAAGCAAATCAAGAACTGCTCTTGAAGCCGCAGTAGAGTTGCACAAAAAAAGACATCGTTCTATTGTAATGGTTGTTGGTTCTGATAGAGTCACAGAGTTTAATACTCTCCTCAATAAATATAATGGTGTAGATTCTAAACATGGTTTTTATAGTTTTGATGATATCAAAGTTGTGTCTGCTGGTGAACGCGACCCAGACGCAGAAGGTGTTTCGGGTATGTCTGCGTCTAAGATGCGAGCTGCAGCATCTTCTGGTGATTTCGATTCATTCAAAACTGGTGTTCCGTCTACCTTTAAAGATTCACTAAAACTCTATAACGATGTTCGTAAGAATATGGGCATTCGTGAAGAACGAGATATGGGTGAGATGACAGACTTTGAAACACTCAGAGATTTGTATCTTACCGGCAAACTTTGGAATGTGGGTGATATTGTAGAATCTCATGGTCACGAAGGTAAAGTTATTAACAAAGGTACAAACTATTTAACATTTGTATCAGAAGATGGTAAAGTGCATAAGACTTGGTTACACGATATAGTAGAACGAGACTATAAAAAAGAATACGCAAATTATCAAGGAACACCAGAACAGATTGCAAGACGCTCTTCAAGAAACAAAGCTCGTAGAATTATGGGTGACAAAGCAGTAGAGGGTAAAGATGTAGGACATAAAGACAATAATCCTCTAAACAATGACCCCTCTAATTTGAAAATGGAAGACCCATCAAAGAATCGTAGAGAACCAAGATTAAGAGAAGTAAAACAAGACAAAGAGATTAAAGATAAGAAAGGTACTCAACCCGCAAAGTATTATAGTGATATGGCAAAGTCTACTAAAGACAAACGTGCCGCACACTTCAACAAAAAGAAAGCAGGGCCAGCGCCCGGCGATGCATCAGCTAAAACTAAACTATCTACTCACACTAAAGACTTTAAGAAAATGTATGGTGAGGCCTCTATAGATGAAGTAAGAGCAAAACAAGCAGTCAATTCTCGTGGTAAGGTTCAGAAACTTGTAACTGCACATGGTCTTAAATTTAAAGGTAAAGTATATAAAGAAATAGACATGGAGTTGGTAAAAATTAACAACTCTACTGAAATAGTTACATTTAATATTATTCATCCAAAAGAAATCTTTGGTAATGAAGTTAAACTTCCATTTAAAACTATTAGAAGAGGCCCATTTATGGCAACCGATACTTCTAAAATAAATGAAGTTCTTGGTAAAGACGCAGACATGGGTGATTACATTGATGATTTCGAGAAGTCTGATTCTCCACAGTTTAAAGGTAAGTCTAAAGAAAAACGCAAAGAAATGGCAATCGCTGCATTTTTATCAAAGAATGAAGCAACCGACTATGGTATGATTCCTAAGAAAAATAAAAAAGGACACGAAGTACTTGGTACTGGAGGCCCTTTTGCTGCTGGTGAAGAACTGACCACAGAAGCAATAGAAGCTCTTACAAAGAAAGCTAAAAAAACTGGTATGTCATACAGCATTCTGAAGAAAGTATACGATAGAGGAATGGCTGCATGGAAGACAGGACATCGGCCCGGCACAACTCCACAACAATGGGCATTTGCAAGAGTTAACTCTTTTGCTACTAAGTCTGCGGGTACATGGGGCAAAGCAGATGCTGACCTTGCAAAACAAGTTCGTGGAGAATCAGTAGAAATATGCTGTGATGATTGTGTCACCGAAGAAAATCCTTGTTGGGATGGTTTTAAACAAGTTGGTATGAAAACAAAAGGTGGCAAACAAGTACCAAACTGTGTTCCAGAGGAAACAGAAATATCAGAAAAAACTTTAGGTAAGATGGTATTTGATGCAATTTACAAAATCTCTCATCCACAAGAATATGACGCAGTTGTTAAAAGATATGCAGAGTTAGTAAGGGATAATCCACAAAAAACTCACAGTAATGCTGCTGCAACTGCGGTTAAACAGTTTAAAACAAAGATAGATGCAAGAGCTTTAGTTGCATATATTAACAAATTAGTTGTTCAGAAGAAATTACCGAAAGAACTAGCCGCAAGTTTTAAAGTCAACCAATCAGAATCCCTAAATAGTTGGGGTGAAATAACAGAAACCGACAAGAATAGTGGTAAAGAACTTAATAATCCCACAAAAGGTGATGTTAAGAAATACAAAGTCTATGTTAAAAATGATAAAGGAAATGTGGTCAAGGTAGAATTTGGTGATCCAAATATGGAAATCAAACGAGATGACCCAGAAAGAAGAAAAGCATTCAGAGCTAGACACAATTGCGATCAGAAAAAAGATAAAACTACAGCAGGATATTGGTCTTGCAAGTTTTGGTCTGGCAAATCTGTAACCGATTTAATGAAGGGATAGGAATATGAGCACAGTTAGAATGTCAGAGTTATTGGAACAAGCGAGATCGTTTGATTCCAGTAAGTTAAAACCACAAACAACATCGTGGGCTCCTTTACAAGAAGGTGTCAACGAAGCAGTATCTCCTGAACAACAGGCTGCAATTGCAATCTCTAAGAAAAATAAATCTAAAAATAAAGACGAAGAAACTGAGATTGAGGAAAGTGGTCATACAGATGTTGCTTCTGCAATAACTAATGTTAAGGTTGCTATGTCAGCTCTTACAAAGATGTCTGGTGAACTTTCTAAGTTGAGTCCAGAAGATTCGCTTCCCTCATGGTGGACAAACAAAGTCGCAGTCGCAGTTGATAAACTAGACGGTATGGCAGACTACCTTGATGCGAAAGTAGAATCTGTTAAACTTGATGAGTTAGTGCCTACAAGTCGACACGTTGGCAAGAGTAAAAAGAATAAAGACATGTTCGCTGTGTTTGATACAAATGGCGAAGAAGTAAAACTATTTAAAGATGAAGATGATGCTAGAGAATATTCTCTTAAAAACCATGATAAGTTGATGGGTCATGATAAAAAACCATTTAAGAAAGAAGAAGTTGAACCTGATACTATGAATCCAAGAGATCATGTTGCTAAGAGTAAAAAGAACCCAGATATGTTCTGTGTGTTTGATACAAAAGGTAATGAAGTAAAACTATTTAAAGACAGAAAAGATGCTGAGGAATATGCAATTAAGAATCACGATTCATTAATGAGTGAAGAAGTTGAACTTGATGAAAAGAAAACAGTAACAAAAACTTTTGGAGTAGAATTTCAAATAGATGCTCCAGAAGAAAAACCTATTAGAACTGGAAACGAACCTCATGTAAAACTTGTTAATAAACTGGTTAAAAAATATAAATTATTTGATGACCACGCAGATGACCTTAGCAAGTTTAATGTCAAAGATAATGTTGGTGGTAGAAATGTTCAAAAGTTTTTCAAAGAGTTATCTAAATCATATGATGTTATAAGGAAAAAAATAACTGATAATTTTACTTCTACTGAATTAGATTTTAGTGAAGAAGTCGAACTTGACGAAGCAATTAAGATTTCGCATGTTCTTGTTGACACCGCCAACCGCAACGAAGTTGTTTCAATGGCGTCTAGTGAAGAACAAGTAAAACAGTCTAAAAATTCTGCTGAACGTCCACCTATGTCAGTTAAAAATAAGAACACTTTGAAGGTAGTCGCACTGAAGAAACCTTTAAGTCAAAAAGCAGCTGATAAGTTGATGGGTCAATCTTTTAAAGAGTCTGCTGAACTTGACGAAGCTAAGTCTTCTACTGGTTACGAACTATATCACAAATCATTCTCTGATGCAATGCAACACTCATATGCCTTTGCAAAGAAAAAGTTTGGTATCACTGTTGACCCTAAAGAAATTGATAGGGAAGTTGCATCTGGCCCTAAAAAACCATCTTCTGGTAAGACAAACTCTTATCGTTTAGTTGGAACAGATGGCAAGAAAGCAATCCAAGTTCAAGTTGCTAATCTTGATAATAAAAGATATGAACTTAACATGTATAAAGAAGGAACTGAATTTGATACTATGAAAGCTTATGCAAGTGGTATTTCAAGAATTTTAGGAACTCAAGGTATTGAAGTACCAATCAATGAACTCATTGATCCTGCTGATGTTGATGACGATGCATCATCAAAAGATGTAGCACTAGCTTCAAAGAATATTATTCTGCAACTTAAAAAGTCTGTTGATATGAATGGAAAGAAAGATGTAGAATTTGCAAGTGGAAAACAAAAAGTTCCAGCTGCAATCGCACAGAAAATATTAGATGTACACAGTAAAATGAAACCTCAAGATAAAATGAAGTTTCAAACAACAATCGCTAAGTCATATAAAGGCTTACTCAATGCTATAAAGGGGAAATAAAGATGGCATATTTTGATACAAAAACAGGTAGTCTTGAGGAAGCAATTAAGGCCGCAGTTGGTGGTAAACTTGATGAAGGACAAGTTATTTTTGTTGACCACGATACAGATGATGATGATTTTAAAGCCTTAGTTAAAAAACTCCGTTTAAAAGTTAAAACAAAAAATGATGAAACAACTGTTAGTGGCAATGATTCAAATATTGATAAAATGCTTAAAACCATGCGTATGAAAAAAGATAGTGATGGATATGCAATATTAGAAGAAGTTGAACTTGATGAAAAGTTCTCACCAAAAGAAATTAAGATGGCAATCGGTATTGCATCAGATAAGAGATATGCTGGTGGTAATATGACAGGTGCTATGAGTGCAATTGAAAAAATTAAAAAAGGATTGTCTAAAGACCCTAAAGTTACAGCTGTTATAAGAAAACAGAATGAAGGTAATGATAAATTTAATCCACATGACGCAACTACTCTTAAAGATAGTGACGGCAAGAAGTTATACGACACTGGCATCAAAGAAGAAGCAGATGAGTTCAAACCTCACATGATGTATGACCCAAAAACTGGTAAAGGGTTTAAAGCAGACACTATGGCTGACCATCTAAGAATGAAGAAGATGGGATACGACCATGTTGCTCCTAAGAAAGAAGAAGTTCAAGAAGCATCTGGTGGAAAAGAAGAATATCAAAAGTTCTTTAATGCTACTATGAAAAAGTTTGGTGTTAAATCTCCATCAGAATTAAAGGGTGACGATAAGAAGAAATTCTACGATGCTATTGATGCTGGTTGGGAAGGTGACAACGAGAAGAAAGAATCTTTTGAAGCTGGTACACCAGAACGCACAAAACACACACTAGACACAACTCCGGGCCAGTCTGAGGAATTGTGGAATGAAACAGTTGGTGCAATGCAGAAGAAAAATTCATCTATGCGTGAAATCATGTCTAAGATGTGGGGTGTTGATGAAGGACACAACCCATTTAAGAAATTAGAAGATGCTAAGAAAGAAGAAAAAGATGCTAAGAAAGAAACTAAAACTATGACAGGCAAACCTATGACTAAAGTTGACATAGAACCTGATATGAAAGAAAAGAAAAATTAAATATTGACTTTATTTCTGATTAATGGTATAATAGCGGTAAGAAATGAGGAATTTTAATTAATGAAAAGTTTAAAGCAATTAACGGAAGTAAGTAAAGATGAATTGCCTCCGATTTACTGCGACATGGATCAAGTTTTATGCAACTTTATGAAAAGAGCCGATGAAGTTACTGGTGGATTTGTAAAGAGCAACAAAGAAGAAAAGTGGAAAGAAATTTCCAATACAAAAGATTTTTGGGCTGATTTAGATTGGATGTCTGGCGCTAAAAGAATGTATCAAATCATTATTAAATATGATGCACATATTCTTTCAGCTGCCTCTGGTAGGGACTCAAACTCTAAGCCTGGCAAAATGAAGTGGATCTCTAAAAACACTAAGTTTCCTAGAGGTAAAATACATTTGGTTAATCGTTCACAGAAACAGGCATATGCTATGACTGCTGGCAAACCAAATATTCTTATTGATGACTATATTAAAAATATCAGAGAATGGGAAGCAAAGGGTGGAATAGCAATACATCACACTAATGTTTCTAAAACAATTAACGAATTGAAACGATTGGGTTTCAAATAATTATAAATAGTAAGAAATATATTCTTATTGAATAAGGAGAAATAAAATGAGTCTATGGGGAACAACAACGGCCGCTGAAGACAAACCAAAGTTTCTGCCAGTCGATAGTAATGCTGGCGGTTCATCTGGAGCAAGAGAACACGCAATCGCAGTAGCTGGTGGTTGGGGATTAACTCCAGGCTTAGCCGCATCTGGAAACGATAATACTGCTGCAACACCAGAAGTTCTGGTTTGTGTCAAAAACATTGCCGCATTTATGGGTTCTGCTTCAATTATCGGTATTGATTGGACAGATCAAACAGTTGGAAATGTTGGAACATTTGACATAACAGTAACATTTGATGAAGCTGTAGATATTACATCAGCTACACGAACTGCAAACCAAACAATAACAAACAAAGCATACATTCTATTATCAAGACTTGGTAAAACTGACATGGTAGAAGATAGCACAATGGCTTGTCAGTACTTCTCTGGTACTGGTAGTAACCAACTTGTGTTTAGAGGTTTAGCTGCAACAAACGCAGCAGCTGGTTTCCTTGCCTTCAACGGAGAAGGTGTTGGTGATACAGGTGTTATTACAGGAATTAACTTTGACGGCACCGCAAACATGACAGAAGAAGATGGTGCATCTGCAATTGGTCTTAGATTAGAATCTGGAACCGCATCTGCTGGTTCTTCTGGTGGTAGTTTAATTGCAGACGGAAGTGCTTGTACATCTGTTACTGTTGCTGGTGCGATAACCGCATCAACCGCTTTTGTTATAGATGCTCTTTCTGGTGCAACACTTGTTGCTGGTATGGTTGTCACAGTTAATGGTGCTGGTGGATCTCCTGCTGCTTCAATTACTGATGCAGATGGAGAAACAGGTATTTCAACTGATAATACTCTGACGATTGCTACTGTTACTAACCAAACAACCTTTACAGTTAGTGAAGCAGTTACAATTGCAGACAATGTTGTTCTTCTTGCCTCCACAAATGGTGGTGAAGAAATCATCTCTGATTCACTTGACTTTACAGTTGGTGGGCCATTGTATGATACTCGTTCTGATGTTAAAACTATTACAAGAACTGGTGAAGACGATAGTGTTGCGCTCCAACTAGAAGTTGGAACCACAGACTTAGACGGAATAGGTGGTGGTCAAGGTACAGACTTTAAACTTGTACAAGAAACTGGCAATGCTGCTTCTCTTGGTACTGGCGATAACGCTACTAGAAACATAGAGGGTAAAACAACATTTACAGATCCATATGTTGTTGAAACTGCATTGAGTGATGCTGCTACATTCTTAGAATCTGGTACTTCAAGTGGTTCTGCAAATATCTTAAATGGTATTGATGTTGCTGCCGCTTAACGACAAATAGAATAACACGAGGGGTATTGATTTACCCCTCATTAAGAATTACGATGGGTCTTTAACTAGACTACTTGTGATGTGAGATAGGATTCGTCTGATTTCTCACAGTAGTATTCCCCAATAAAGGGGTTTAAATAAAGGAGAAGCCTAATGGCCGATTTAAAAATAACTGGATTAACTTCAATCGCAGCAGCTGCTGCAAGAGAAGATTTGCTCCATGTAATAGATGATCCATCTGGAACACCTATCAATAAGAAGGTAACTATTGCTGAAATGTACAACGCAATGGCTGCACCAGTAAAACTTGCTGCTGGAACTCAAGCATTGACTGAAGCAACTCATGCTAATAGAATGTTAATTGTACCAAACCAAACTGGTAGTTCAGTTTTGACATTACCTACACCAAAAATTGGAATGACTTTTAACTTTACCTATGGTGGTATTGCTGCTGATGTACAAAATACTGCAATATCTGCTGGAACTGATAATTCACTTTTCTTTCTGGGTGGTCTATACCATCTTGATATTGATGGGAACACAAGTGCCTCTGTATTTTCAGATAACGATTCAAATGAATTGATTACTCTAGTTACACCACAAAACTTTAGTATTCTTTGTACTGGAATCTCTGCAACTACATGGCAACTGTCTGGTTTTGTATGTTCTGCCACAGTACCAACAATCGCTGACTAATAAATCGAATTAAATAAAGGAGAAGCCTAATGGCTGATTTAAAAATAACCGCTATGACATCATTAGCAGCCGGAACTGCCAGAGAAGATGTTTTACACATAATTGATGATCCTACAGGAACACCAATCAACAAAAAAGTTACTGTTGGTGACATGGTAAATTCACTAGCCGCACCAGTAACACTTGCTGCCGGAGCAATAACAATAACTGAAGCACTACATTCTCATAGAATGTTAATTATACCAGATCAAACAGGAAATTCTGCTTACACATTACCAGTACCAAAAGCTGGTCTAGTTTTCAGATTTACTTATGGTGGTGCAGCTGCTGATGCTTCAGACACTTCAATAGCACCAGTAGGAGCTTCCGAGTTCTTTAGTGGTAGTCTTTTGTTTGCTGACACTGATGGTAACGCTTTATCAGTTGTTCCATCTGATAATTCAGCTGATGATTTGCTTACTATTATCAAACCACAGAATATAGATATTATATGTACTGGAGTATCAACTACTGAATGGCACTTGTCTGGTTTTGTTTCATCAATAACAGCACCAACCATTGCATAACTCAAATAAATAAAGGAGAAGCCTGATGGCCGACTTAAAATTAACCGCCTTAACATCTTTGGGGACTGCAGCTGCTAGAGAAGACTTGTTGCACCTTATTGATAATCCAAGCGGAACACCACTAAACAAAAAGGAATCACTTGGTGATTACTACAATGCTAATAATAGTGTTGTTGTGTTAACAAACGCTAACCAAAACTTGAATGAAGCAGATCATGCTCATAGAACTTTGACATTTGCAGATATTTCATCTGCTGATAAGACTTTTAAACTACCAGCGCCAAAACCCGGCATGGTTTTTAAATTTCAATATCAACATACTGCCGCAGATGGACATGATATTATCATTTCTACTGTTGCAACTGATAATAGTGTATTCTTTAAAGGTAGTCTAACACATTTTGACACCGATGGTAACACTAATGCAGTTGCTTTTTCAGACAATGACTCAAATTCAATTTTAGGTATTAGATTACCAGATAGATTTGAAGTCACACTTACTGGTGTTTCTACAACAGTATATCATTTGTCTGGATTTGTTGGAAGTGCTACTGTTCCAGATTTTGCTGACCAATAGTAGTTGAATAATGACCACTTTCGGGTGGTCATCATTTTTCGTTATAAATAGAGAATACATTATGCTAGAAAAGTCTAAAATTGAAAATAGATTATCTGTTCTTGACGCTGACATACAAAAAGTAAATCAGCAACTTCAAGAATTAGAAAAGCAAAAGACGGATACGATTGCATTGATGAACGCACTGAATGGTGCAAAACAACAATGCTTGAATTTCCTAGAAGAATTTAATGATGACGAGCCAAACGAACCTAGTTCAGATGACTCAGGTGATGTCGGAAATAATGCCGACAGTAACATTCCCCAAAACAACGTAGTAATGGGGTTAATATAACGCTAGTCAAAGGAGACTATTAAAATGGCTGATAAGAAAATTACGGCACTAACCGACCTTTCCACAGGAATCGCCGGAGCAGATTTACTTCATGTTGTTGATGATCCTACAGGAACACCAATTAACAAGAAAATTTCTGTAACAAACTTTGTAAACAACCTACCTACTTTTATTGGATTTTCAAATTCAGTTCAAGATATGGCTGATAACTCTGTAACAATTGCTAACGCAACTACTGCTATTACTACGTTACAGACTACTGGTTCTGTTGCTACTACTCTTGCTGATGGAACAGTAGTGGGTCAAATCAAAATCATCGTTCACGATACAGACGGTGGTACTTCTGAAATGACTCCAACTGATGCTACTGGTTTCGTAGATATCGACTTTGCAACTGTTGGTGATACAGTAACGTGTATTTGGATGGGAACCTCATGGTTCTTATTGGCATCTCATGCTGCTGCCGCAGATACAGGTGTTGCTGAAGTTGCTCAAGACTAATCTTTAGATGGATAAGTCTTAGTATTAACTTACTAAATAGTACTGGGGAGAGGGAACATATCTCTCTCCCCTTTTTTACTAAGGGTGATAGGAAAAGGATACAAGAATGAAATCTTTTAAAAAATTTGTAACAGAGGACACTGGTTTCCCCACTGGGCCTGTTGGAGAAAATCCAAGTAACTTAGGTGGTAGTGTTGAATCTAATCCTGCTGATTTAGCAAATCCTGCTGTTCGCAAAAGAATTAACGCAATAGTTGGTCAAATTGGTAACATGGAATATCTTTCACCAGAACACGCCATTCACAGACTTAAAGGTTCTATGAACAAAATAGGTTTAGATTTTGGTGCAGTTCCGGCTATGGAAGGACAAGGTGGTAAGTTCGATCTTCCACTATCACGATTTGGTGGTAGATTTGGTAAAGACGAAAATACCCCATACGATGAATTTATTAATGACGATGGAATTTCCCATATTGTAGAAGGTGGACTAAGTTTGAAGATTGAATATGAAATGATGCCAAGAAATCAATCGTGTAAAGTTTACGCCAGCCTAGGCTGATGTATGAAACGATAACCTCAGACAATGTTTATATGTATGCCATAAGGCATTATGATAATCCACATTGCGAAGGGGAAAAAGAATTTGAAGATGATCTCAAAAGGTTTAAATATATTAAACGACTTTTGAGAAAATATAATGATACAGGAATACTTAAAGAAAGGTTGTTGTTGAATCATATTATTGTCTTGCATAATGTTTTTGGTTCAGATGCCTGTGCTACACTCTTGTTATTTAAGATACAAGATGAATACTGGCCTGCGATGAAAGCATTTTTATTATTCCTAAATATTCTTAGGGAAGATGAGTTAGACCATATAAAAATAGACAAGAATGTCTATGAAACATTGAAGGAACTGTAATGGGTAGGGCGATAGATTTATTTGTAACCTATAGATTTCTAAAATTACTTACAACTCCGTTTTCAAAAACGGATGCGTTTAAGCTAGGAATCATTGATGCCGATGGTAATCGTGTTAAGAAACCCAAATCTACACAACCTCTGGTCGACCTTGCAACAACAGAACAAAAAAATGCATATACAATTCTGCATAAATTAGTTTTTAATATAAAAAAGATTTTTAATAAAGTGCCGGGCCTCAGAACAAAGGTTGGTACTTATGCTGCTGCATTATTCCTACTGAAAGATACATTCAAAGAATCAGTAGATGACCCACATGTGTTTGAGAAAGAGTTTATGAAGTTTCTCAAAGAAGAAGGTGTTACACTAGATAATAGTATTAGTGAAGATGTAATTGGTTTTGGTGAGGTTTTACCCAAAGGAAATTATGTACTAAGTAACGATATACTAAATACAGAGGAAGAAGAACTATCTGCTAAAAAAGGTGATAAGGTTGTTGCCTTTGAGGACGAAGCTCCTGTAGATACAATTTTGGGTGTTGAAATTTTCCCTGTTGTTCACATTAAAAGTCAAGAAAAAATATATGTAAGTTTAGAGGATTTAAAAGATGACAGCTAAATGGAAAGAGGTCAGTGCTTACACTGGTCAAGATATAGATGAAGATGTTCCTACGAACTTTGCCGGACAAGGTAGTGGTGTAGACATGAATCCTACAGGAATGAGAAAAAAGAAAAAACACTCTCTGCTCGATGCCAGAACTAAAGCATACAAAGAACATAAAGCAAGATTAGAAGCAAAAAGAATGAAAAGAGAAAATGCTAAAAAATCTAAGTTTGTTGAAAAAGTTCAAGAATCAATCGGTGAGTTTAATCGTGAATCATTTCTTGTAGAAGATAATCTAGATGTTCTGAAAGATATTGTTAAAAGAAAACAGAATAAAAGTATCAAGTTAAAAGATGGTTCATTGAAGGTAGATTTGTTTACTGCATCTGCACTTGTTCAAGTTATGAATAAAGTTAATGCTGACAATAAAGCAAAACTTACCAAAATGATTAATGGTAATAAAAAACAATTCATGGCGGCAGCTTCTGCGGTAATGAA